GCCAGAACACTCTGATCTTAATTCATCCATAAAATTACCAATTAATGCAGCAGGTAATATAACAATAATATCTAGTTTTTTTTTAAATTCTTCTGCAATTGTAATTGCGGTACATGTTTTACCAGCACCAATTTGATGATATATTAATATACCTCTTATACTAGGATCTATTTTCCATAAACTATATTCGCTTTTTAATAATTCTGGTAGAAATTTTTGCGGTGGTTGTAAAGTAAATTTTTTAGGTAAACAATATTCTTCCATGGTGTGTGTTTCTAAAGGAATTTTATATTTTTTAAATTGTTTACTTATAGATACATTAGTTTTTTTTATCATGTTATGTATAATTAAATAATCTTAGATAATAGTTATATATTAATTTTATTTCTCCTAATATAGTTTTTAATTCAATTATTTTTACTTTGCATAATTCAGTATCATTAATTAAATTTAATGAAGCAATATAATTAATAGAAATCATTTCCTGTGTCATATTATTATATTTTAATAATTTAATTAATGATTTATATTTTGAAATAGCGTGTTGTAGTTGTATATTATAATGATAAATATATTTATATAAAACCCACAGTATTTTATATAATTCTATTTTTTCATTCTTATTTGAATTAATCATTTCACGTGTATCATAAATAATACCACCTTGTATATAATGTTTCCATTGATTTACTGTTCGTGATGTCATTTATAATTTTATATATAAAATATAAAATTATAAATAAAAGTTTCAATATTTTTTTAATTGCTGTAAGCAGTGCCAGCCATGCCACTCATCACACGGAGAACGTTGTAGTTCTGAACATAGATGTTAAGAACAGAGTTTGATGCAAGGTTTAATGCATTAACATTAAGAGTTGCGTTATCAATACGCGAAAAGTTGCACGATCCAGTAGGCTGGTGGTCCTCCGCCTTGAGAGCAAACGAATATACGTTAATGCCATCCGCTGGAGTATTAGTAAAATGCTGAGCTGGCTGAACATAGTTAAAGTAGCTACCATCACGCTCCTGGAATCGGTCATGTCCGTTTAATTGAAGTTTGGCATTGACACATGGATTTCCAGACCCATCAACATTAATGCCATAATTGTGATAATTTATAACATTGTATCCCCATGCATTTAATAATGCGGTTCCATCAGTACGGAGTGCTGTTGGTAAATAACTAATAAGTTGTGCAACAGTTACAGACATATCAGCAAGTGTTAACTCATTTTTAGTAATAAATACATTATCGAAAAACGTGCTTGGAGTACCAACACATGTCGGAGCTGTCAAAGAAGAACCGGCTACACCTGTACTACTTTCATAAAAGCGCGCTGAAATTTTAGCACGGAGTTTTCCTAATTCAACACTGGCTGTGGCTGCGGAAGGCTCACCTGACTCAAAAATAACACCAGCAGTTGATAGAGGCTCGAGTTCAATCTCATCTGAACCAGTAGCACCACCATTCGCAATCGCATTAGGATCATATGCAAAATTTGAACTAATGCAAGCAATTATCTTGGCAAAACGTTCACGAGCAGCTTCCCAATCACCGGTTGGGGCATATGATACCCATTGGTTGCGCGAATTGTGCACAGCACTGTGTGGTGCCCAGATTAAATATTTGGATGGATGATTGAAGTTTAACCGTAATTTGTTATTTGAGTTAACAAATGTCTCAGAACCAGTGAACTGAACCTGTTCAATTAAATATTCGTGGGAAGCCTGGGCGAATCGCTTGCGCTCCTCCGAATCTAAATAAACGTAATCAATTAACAGATACGAATCAGACATTGATACCTTCTGCGATGAAGCTGGTGCAGTAGTTCCAACATAGTTAATGCAGTCATTGAAATCACGGAATACAAGCGTGATACGCACATCGTGGTATTGCAGAGCAATTAATGGCAGAGCAAGACCGTTGTTGCGGTTAAACCAGAATTGAAGGGGAATATATAACTGGTACTGCTCAACCGCTTTGTTTGTTAAGGTAGTTAATTCTGGAACATCGCCAATCATTTTAGCATAACCGTGTTCTTGACCAACTTTGTGGGTAAGCTCATACCAAATGTTAAGCCAATCGCCATAATGCTCATCAATCTTGGACCCACCAATCTCAATTTTAACATTGGAGATTAAAGCATGGCCTAAACGGTTAACATACCCCCATTCTACGCCAGTTGATGCAGGGCGATTTGGTAATTTAACAACTACATACATATTAGTAATTAAATCACCGTTGCGGTTAATGTTGCAGGTGACAGTGCGACCAAAATCGGCAGCACCATTCCAAGTCTGCTGAACCGGTTCAACCGAAAAGTTAGTATGACGACGGTAAACTACTTTGAAAAATGTAATTTGCGGATTGCCAGAAAGGTAAACATCTTGAGCGCCATAGGCGACGAGTTGCATTAAGCCACCACCCATTTATATATATATATATAATTAGAAAATTTTTAAATATATTTTATTTAATAAAAAATAAGTTTATTAAATAAATACAATTTTAGAGTTTAAATTAACTTTTTATAATTTATTTTTAAAGATTTTTTATATTATAAATAAAAAATTTATATATTTTTATAAATTATGAAAAAATTTATATATTTTTATAAATTATAAAAAAATTTATAAATTTTTTAAATATTATATTATTATTTTTAAAAAGTTCAATATGCGTTAAATATTTATAACTATTACATAAAATTTAATATATTGAGGCATATTTGCATCTCTTATTTTTTTTGAAAATATAACATATTCATATCTATAACTGTTATCATCATAATTAACATATTTTAAAATGCACATTATTAATTCAGTATTAACACATGTATCATCATAATATACTGATTCATATTAATTTTTTATAGCATTATCATTTGTTCTTATATATAAATGTATTCTTTTTTTGCAAGGATTGGAATTAAAAATTATCTATAAATAAACCGACGTTTTAAATTTCCAAAGGTATAATATATATCTTAAGCACCATAAGCAACTAATTATATTAAATCTCTTTCATTTATCAATATATTACAATTATATATTTATTTAATAAAAAAATATTTAATTTTTATAAAAATTATATGTATTTAAAGTCTTTTTTTATTTTTAACATATAATATAGAAATGTTAGATATTAAAGGACAAGAAAGTCTGTCAAAATATAAAAAAAACAAACAAATTTCTATAAAAGAAACAAATACATTAGATAATAAGCATAGACAAATGGTTAAATATTTTAATAATAATAAATATGAAAAAGAAAAATTATTAGAACAAATAAATAATATTAATGCAGAAATAAAAAAATTTGATGATAGACGTGATACTTTTAAAATGAATGAAAGTGTTAATAACGGTTCATTAGGAAAAACTCAAAGAGTTTTTTCTAATCTAGCTGAAGAAACTCAAAAAGTTTCTTCAGGTTCATCTAGTATTACATATAATGATATTAAAACTCGTGCATTATTATTAAGTGAAAAAACTAATTTAGAAATAAAATACAATGAAATAAATATAGATGAAATGGATTATTATGATAATGCTGGTGATTTAATTTCAGATTACTATGAAATGAGAGATAAAGTAGAACCAGTAGCAAAAGAATCAAAAAATATATTAGAATTTTTATGTAATAAGAAAGATAAACAAATAATAAATAATGAAATAAAAATAGTAAATAAAGCAAATTTATTTGAAAAGTATTGTCAAAGAATAGATGGAATTAGAATTGTTAAAGATAATGGTTCAAATAGAATAAAATATTGTATTGAATGTAATATTGAAAAAATATTAGACATGTCCGAAAGCGCGTATATTTGCCCGTGTTGTGGTGATAGTGAAATGATAATATTAGATGAAGATAGACAAATTAAAGATTATAGTCCTTATAAACGATTAAATCATTTTAGAGAATGGCTTAATCAATTCCAAGCAAAACAGAGTCCTGATATACCTGAACAATTATTTATAGATATTGTTAAAGAATTAAATAAAAATAGGATTACTGATTTATCAATTTTAAATAAAAAGAAAATGAAAATAATATTAAAAAAATTAAATTATAATAATTTTTACGAACATGTTACTTATATTATAAATAAATTAAATAATTTACCACCTCCTAAAATAACACGTGATATGGAAAAATTATTTATATCTATGTTTTATAAAACACAAGAGCCGTGGGAAATGTTTAAATCATCCAAAAGAAAAAACTTTTTATCATATTCATATGTTCTTCATAAGTTTTGTGAATTATTAGAATTAGACCATTTATATGAGTGCTTTCCATTACATAAAGATCCTGATAAAATAATGGAGAATGACCAAATATGGGAAAAAATATGTAAATATCTTAAATGGGAATATATTAGTTCATT